ATTCGCACCACACCGCCGAGCACGAGCTATTTCCATTAGCGCCTCCCATACGGCGACCCTTTGTTGGGTTTGCGGGAATCGGTTGCCCACTAAATCCTTCACCTGACAATCACCGATAAAAATTCCGTTAATTACAGCACGGAATTTCTGGGAATTATTCAGGCCTTCAATAATTACTTTGGTTCTCAATCTAAACTCCAAGGTTTCATTACACACACAATTGCAACAACAGCGGCCACACAGCCGAGAATTTCGAAAACTATCACTTGGTATATCCTCTTGCATATTTCGGGACCATTGCAACACGCTTCGAAATTTTCACTTTTTTATAATCACAATCGAGGAAGGTTTCGGCAGCCATCGCAAACTCGGCTTCTTTTTCAAGCTTCGCAATTTTCGCCATAATCTCAGCATAGGTCGGAACAGGCATCGAAGCAGCAGGATTCTTACGCTTCAGAATATCAGCCGGGGACACTTTTTTGACCTGGCTCATGGAAGTAATAAACAATTTAATATCCTTTTCTATCGTCAACACACCAATTCTATCAAAGGATGCGGCATTTGTCAAGAGGTCGGATGGGGCTGGTGCAAAAAAACAACAGTCCGGAGGCGAGTCCTGGTCTATGTGAGTGAGTACTTACTTACCAGTCGGAGGCTTCAGTATAACCGTCAGGTACGCTGCGGTCAAGGTCTGGAATATCGATAGTATAATCTTCGGCCGTCAGAGAGGCCAGAGAGGTGCCAAATTGTTTCTGCTTGGCAACGGCTTCGGGAGTTTTATTATATTCTGCTGCAACCTTTCGCATATTCTCTGAGACCTTCTGCGAGTATTCTGGTCTATCACGGTTCGCACAAGACTGGCCGCAATATGGGCCACGTTTTCGGTGCAGCTTCTTACAGAATTTACAGTTTTTTTCTTTATATTGGCCCATTCTTCACACAGGTTTTTCATGGTTTCCGATACTATTCGGTTGCTGCTCTTACTTATACCTAGGTTTTAAACTCTTTTTCTCATAGGTATTTCGATATTCTAATTCTTCCTTAAATATCACTTGTTGGCCTCTGTCCATATAGTTTACACAAGCCCACTCAATATAATGGTCGGGTAATTCAGATACGGTACGGCCTTTATACTTACCCCATGCCATCTTGGTCATTCTACGGTTTACATGGTCTTTATTCATTCTCCCTCCATTCCTTTCTCATGGTCTTATACTGTAGATTCTCTGCAGCTTTTCTACGGTATTCTAAAAAGATTGTAGCGGATTCTGCATAGTGGCAGGTGGCATGGTCTTTCTCTTGCGGTTTGATAGATCGGTCAGAATTATACTTTTTTCCTGAGTGATGGTTGGCATATCTTCTGGATCTTGTAAATCCCATTTCTAAGAATTTACGGCACATATCGGCACCAATAAAATCGTTTTTGGAAATAAAAGACAGGAACATTGTATAGATTTTCTTGGCGGATTTGGTGGCTTCGTTTGGTGTTTTAAATCTCCAATATTGGCAGATTTCGTTAGTGTATGGTCGGACTAATAAAACACCTTGCTCACCACGGCCTATACGATAATATGGCCTGGTTTTGGAATCGGTGAAGTCTAAGTCGGTGTATGGCAGGTTATAATCAAATTCTTTCATTACAGAAATACATCATTGATCTGGCGATTGACACGAATAAAGGTTGTGCATTTTGGCAATTGTTTTAAACTTGGCGCACCGACATAGGTACAGGTTGACCTTAGGCCGCCAAGTAAATCTCTGACGGTATTTTGAATTGGTCCTTTATATGGTATCTCTACAGTACGGCCTTCGGAGCTTCGATACTCGGCCACACCGCCATGGTGTTTTTCCATTGCAGTATCAGAACTCATACCATAGAATGTTACTTTACCATTTTCGATATGACCACCGCCTTCATCATGGCCTGCAAACATACCACCCACCATTACAAAGTCAGCACCACCACCAAAGGCTTTAGCAACGTCACCAGGACAAGTACAGCCGCCGTCAGCAATAATATGCCCGCCAAGGCCGTGAGCAGCGTCAGCACATTCGATAATGGCCGATAATTGAGGATATCCGACTCCAGTTTGGATACGAGTAGTACAAACACTACCAGGCCCAATACCAACTTTAATAATATCTGCTCCACGTAAAATTAACTCCTGTGTCATATCTGCGGTAACAACATTACCTGCAATAATTGTTTTATTGGAAAAGTTTTTTCGGACTCTTTCAACAAAGTCACCAAAATGCTCTGAATAACCGTTTGCAATATCAATACAAATAAACTGTATTTGTGGTTGAGACTGCATTATAATTTCAAGGCGACCAAATTCATTCTCGCTCGTCCCTGTTGATACAGCAAAGGTGTTTGCATCAAGATCAGGACAATTTATATTGTGATCGCCAATGCTATAGGCCTTGACCAATACAGTAAACAGTTTATGGAAGGCAAGAGCTTTAGCCATATTCCATGTACCAACACCATCCATATTTGCGGCCATGATTGGTATGCCAGACCAGGTTTGTTTACTATGGCGAAAGGTGTAGGTTCTTTCTAAATTTACTTCTTTGCGACTACTGAGTGTGGATCGTTTTGGTCTTATCAATACATCACGAAAATCTAATTTAATATCTTCTTCAATTCTCATAGTAAAGTCCTTTAAATTGCAAATTTCTCTTTGGCGTGTGATATAAGTGGTGGATAGTGGCCTCTGCGACAATCAAATTGGCGGCAGGCCTTTGGTCGAATGTCATAGATCGAGCATTTACCATCAATAAACATACCACAACCACCTTCCTTTTTACGATAAAGTGTAATGACAATATTGGCGGAAGGGTTTTCTTTTAACTGATGATCCGTTGGATTGACCAGACTGATTGGATATAATCCTGATGCAATTTCTTCTTGTGTCAGCATCGGTGCCAATAATTCACAGCATTTGGTACAGGTGCCACATGGTACATCGGATATCGGTTCATCAGAGGTAACCGCACTTAGAACCACAGGCATATTCGAATATCGATTCATTAAAAATCACTTTCTAGCAAAGTACGAGACTGTATATCAAAATGCCTTTCGATGGCATTTTTGGCATATTCTAATGAAATATATTGACCAAGATAATGCTCATTGGTAGGAGTTTTATATATCTTTGAGACCCATATATTGGTGTGCGATATATTGTGGACTTGGCCTACAATCAGGCCATCTTTGGTATTGTAATAATAGTAGCAACTAATATTGTTACCACCTTCTTTCCAATCATAATTTTTCATTCATTACGCCATTCACAAAATGTATTGTATTTTAATTTAGGGTTTTGTTTTATATAAACTTTCCATGCTTGGGTACAATCATTAATATTTACTCTTGGCCCTAAATCGGTTGTGACACCATTAATAACCAGAACAAGCACCCATGTTTTCAACATTTAATTGTTCCTTAACATATTGCAAGCCTTTATAGGCCAGAATTTCATCGGTCATACTATTAATAGATATTCGGATTCTATCACAATCTGTTGACAATAAAGGCAATATATGAGTTCGAATAAAGAATATTGCCTTATCACCAAGAGGTATGGTAACTTGCCTTTCGGCTCGATAATACATTTGATGTACCGTTTCATTTGACCACGGCTTCTTTACAGATGGCCTTTGGTTTAAATTCGGTGTATTTGATACAGTCCATACAGATCGCACAAATGGTCCTTTTTGTGTAATCATTGTGGCAATACTATCAGCCGCCGACATGATGAGTTTATTATCGGCCACAGGTTGGTGTATCTCAGCAAAGGTCTTATTAATCTTTTCTGCTGGATCCCAACCAGATGGAAAACACACAGATGCTATTTGCATGGATAATTTACCATCAGCATTTGGTGCCCATATCACAAAATCTTCTTGATATTTTTTGGTGGCCTCGCTGAAATCATTACACTTTAAATAATTCAAAATGTTTTCATGCAATTCTTCTGTTACATTGTTACCAAATATTGGCGAACATAATTTTTTCTTTTGATCAATGTAATCATCATATTGATCATCTTGATATGTTATGGGCTCGGAATCAGAAAGAGGCCTCATATTGGGCCTCATTCGGTATGGTACTTCAATGTCAAAAGGTATCACGGTGTTTGTTCCGTTTCTGTACCATTTGGTTTGAAATCCTTTAATACATTTTCTACACAATCTTCGGTCGATAAAATGTCCTGATAATCATTTGTATATGCGTCAGGATTTGGTAGATCACTATAATGATCCCAAGATGGTTTTTTAAATATCATATCCCAATTATTTTCAAATGTCTTGCGATCAACAGAAAATGGTCTTGGTGCTGAACCTTTTCCACCATCACTCATACTATCTCCTCGGCTTTGGTAGATTTGGTAATTTTTTCCATTCTTCTATCCATTTTTCATGCTCTTCTACTTTTCTTTGTACTTCAATCATTTTCTCTGTTTGTTTGTCATTCATGCGATCAATGCGGTCACGGTAATCATCTACCTTTTTATCAATTGAATTCAGTCTGGCTTCGGTAATCACCAAGCGTTCTTTAAAATAGTCTACATCGGCACCACGGGTGATATTAAACATAATGGACACGGAGGCAACGACAAAGGCGGCCAGAAGAAACATGGCCAACAAATTGATCTTTTCTGAATCGGTAAGAGATTTTATTTCGGTAATAAGAGATTTCATATTGGAAGTATAAATGATAAAAATCGTGTTGTCAAGTATTTAGATAGAATAAATAGGTAATTAATCAACCAAGAGGCAACCATGGCACTTACCAAGATTCAAGGTCAAAACATACAAGATTATGCAATTGATACCAATAAACTCTCAAATACTGCCGTGTCGGCTTTTGCTCAATCCCTTGCACCTAAAGTTACAACGGTAAATGTTGCCAATAGTGCCTATACCGTACTGGATGATACAGCAGTAAATATTGGCGGTGGTTATATTGTTGTAACGGGTTCAGACTTTCAATCTGGTGCGATTGTGTTGGTTGATACGACACAAGCCACTTCAACAACATTTGTCAATAGTACAACTCTCAGAGCAGAATTACCGGCTAAATCTGCCGCTTCTTACAATATCTATGTGGTAAATCCAGACGGTGGCACAGGTATTCGTGTCAATGGTGTGACATTTTCAGGGACACCAACGTGGGTTACTTCAAGCCCGCTATCAAATCAATTAGCAAATACTTCCTTTAATGTAAGTTTAAGTGCTACGAGTGCAACAAGTTATTCTAATACCACAGCATTACCAGCAGGAACACAATTATTATCGAATGGATATTTTTATGGTACAGTTACTATTGGTGCAGAGACAACATATAGCTTTACTGTGAGGGCTACAGACGCAGAAAATCAAGATGCAGACAAAACATTCAATGTTACGGTTACGGTTGCGCCACAGTATCAATTATGGTTATGGGGACGTAATAATTTTGGCCAGCTAGGATTTAATGATATAGTTGATAGATCCAGTCCAGTCCAAGTAGGATCTGGTACTAATTGGAATTTGGTGAGTATCGGAAGTTATAACACCATGGCTACCAAGACTGATGGTACTTTATGGACATGGGGATATAATATTCGTGGCCAACTAGGACTTGGAGATACAGTATATAGATCCAGTCCAGTACAAGTAGGATCTGGTACTAATTGGAATTTGGTGAATATTGGAGAATATAGCACCATAGCCACCAAAACTAATGGTACTTTATGGACATGGGGAGGTAATATTCGTGGCCAGCTAGGATTTAATGATATAGTACATAGATCCAGTCCAGTCCAAGTAGGATCTGGTACTAATTGGAATCTAGTGAGCATTGGAACCTCCTATAACACCATAGCCACCAAGACTGATGGTACTCTATGGACATGGGGAAGTAATCAACGAGGCCAGCTAGGATTTAATGATATAGTTGATAGATCCAGTCCAGTCCAAGTAGGATCTGGTACTAATTGGAATTTGGTGAGTATTGGAGCTTATAACACCATAGCCACTAAGACTGATGGTACACTATGGATATGGGGATATAATAATAATGGCCAGCTAGGACTTGGTAATATAGTTGATAGATCCAGTCCAGTCCAAGTAGGATCTGGCACCACATGGAGTGAGGTGAGTATTGGAGTTTATAACACTATAGCCACCAAGACTGATGGTACACTATGGATATGGGGACGTAATGATCACGGCCAGCTAGGACTTAATGATAGAGTATATAGATCCAGTCCAGTTCAAGTAGGATCTGGCACCACATGGAGTAAGGTGAGTATTGGATTTTATAACACCATAGCCACCAAGACCGATGGTACTTTATGGACATGGGGACGTAATAATCGTGGCCAGCTAGGATTTAATGATATAGTAAATAGATCCAGTCCAGTCCAAATAGGATCTGGTACCACATGGAGCAAGGTGAGTATTGGAAAATACAACACCATAGCCACCAGAACCGCATAAAATCATGCCACTTACCAAAATACAACCCCAAAACATACAAGATTATGCCATTGGTACGACTAAACTATCCAATACTGCCACCGTAGCCTTTACACAAACATTGGCACCTAAAATTACTTCTGTCAATGTTGCTAATTCTTCTTATACAATATTAGATGATACTGCCGTAGATACTGCTGGTGGTTACATTGTGATTAATGGGTCAGAGTTTCAATCTGGTGCCACAGTATTCATTGACACTACACAGGCCACGGCAGTTAGTTATGTGAATTCAACAACATTAAGAGCACAAGTACCTGCTAGATCAGCTGCATCATATAATCTTTATGTAATTAATCCAGATGGTGGATTTGGTATTCGTGTAAATGGTGTAACATATTCTACATCACCAACATGGGTTACAGGCAGCACTTTATCAAATCAATCAGCCAATGTATCCTTTAATGTATCATTGAGTGCTACTGGTGCCACAACATATTCCAATACTACAGCATTACCAGCTGGTACACAATTACTCAGCAATGGATATTTTTATGGTACTGTAACGATTGGTGCTGAGACAACATATAGCTTTACTGTAAGAGCCTCTGATGCTGAATTGCAAGATTCTGATAGGACATTTAATGTTACGGTTACGGTTGCGCCACAGTATCAATTATGGACTTGGGGATCAAACGGTAGTGTGGGAAAATTAGGAATAAGTATAAATGATGGATTTAGATCCAGCCCAGTTCAAGTTGCTGGTAATGATTGGAGTGAAATAAACACTTTTGATTATCAATCTGGATCAATAAAAACAGATGGAACTTTATGGACATGGGGAAATAATAGCTTTGGTAATCTAGGACTTAATGACATGATTAATAGATCCAGTCCAGTCCAAGTAGGAACTGGTACTAATTGGAGCAAAATTAGTATCGATAATGCAATGTTTGCTATCAAAACAAATGGTACTTTATGGTCTTGGGGAGATAATAATTATGGCCAGCTAGGACTTGGAGATCAAATTAATAAATCTAGTCCAACACAAGTTGGCTCTGCTACTAATTGGAATATTATTAAAGAAAGATATGGTGATGCAATTGCTCAAAAAACTGACGGTACTTTGTGGACGTGGGGATCTAATCTTAGAGGAAACTTAGGACTCAATCAAACAACTGCTAGATCTAGCCCAACTCAAATAGGATCTTCTACAGATTGGAATTTGGTTGATATAGGATATCGATCAAGTGGGGCTACTAAAACAAATGGTACTCTGTGGACATGGGGAGTTAATACTAATGGTTCATTAGGACTTGGAAACGCAATTGATAGATCCAGTCCAGTCCAAGTAGGAACTTCTACTAATTGGAATCTGGTGAGTGTTGGTGTCTACAGCCCCGCAGCCACCAAAACAGATGGTACTCTATGGCAATGGGGTAGAAATAATGCTGGCCAGCTAGGATTTAATGATATAGTAAATAGATCCAGTCCAGTTCAAGTAGGAACTGGTACTGATTGGAATAAAATTAGTAGTGGTCTATATTTTACGTTAGCGACAAAAAATAATAATACATTATGGGCATGGGGAAGTAATAGTGGAGGAGAATTAGGCCTTAACGACAGAACTCCTAGATCTAGTCCAGTACAGTTGGATTCTAGTAAGTGGATTTCAATAAATGCTGGATACCAGAACACTATGGCTATCAAACAAGCATAACAGAGAACAAATATGTCACTTACACGAATAACATCAGATTTTAAATCTCCAACTCTAAATGAGGATCTAAGTCGCAAATATAGTTAATGAATTTTACTGCATCATCTTCATTGTCGAAATAACGAATAATGGTCTGACCAGTAAATGGTGAAATTAAGAATAAAAGAATATTGTGAGAATGGTAGGTGGAAAACTTAATCCACCAACCATTTCTATTGACAGGCAACCAAGAACGAGTATTATTTGCTATTTGCAGATACCGTTGAAAGTTGTTTTCCTGCTTTTGTAATTGCTTCTTTTGCATATTCCGTGCCTTTATTTACAGCATCTGCTGCACTCACAGTATATGTATAAAAGAATTTGTCTGTAACAGTATTAAAAAACTTCAAAGTCTCTTTAAATACCGAGTTCTGATAGTCGATGGTTTGAATGGCCACATCAGTAGATTTGGCAACGATTTCATCGATTTGTGGTACTTTAGCGTTTTTAAAATAGTCAAACATGTGAATCTCCTTTAGACGATTGATTGAGTTTATTCCATAAATCTACGGGTTTTTTTATAATATTCGGCACGCTTCATTTGGCCTTCAATCATAGAATCCCACAGCATTTGTAGAAAAGATTTAAATTTCAATAACATTGTAACCTCCTTAAGCATTACAATATTATTTAGTATATTTTATGTTGCAACCGCACATTTTTGTGGCAAAGATGATGTAATTCTACCAGATGATAAATAAATGTGGTAATCTTGGTATTGGCGTACCAAGAAACCCGGTCGGATCAGGCTGTCCCACATAACTATCTATATCAGTCGGAGATAACTATGAATTGTCTAATTTGTAATAAACCCATTTTTCGCAAAAACAAAAAAGCTTGTTCGCCTTCACATGAAAAAATTATTGCTGCCAAAATTGGCGCAGGTTATTTTCACGAACATAGAAACAAACAAAAACCACTATGGCGTGACATTAATAAAATAAGCGAAATCTATGATGAATGTAGAAGAATAACAGAACAAACAGGAACTCCACATCATGTGGATCACATAATACCCTTACGTGGTAAAAATGTCTCTGGATTGCACGTACATCAAAATTTGAGAATTATTTCATCAGATGAAAATCAAAGAAAAAATAATAAATTTTTACCTGAATTATTGTGAAATGAAGCTGAAAATATTATAAGTATCGGTGTCCGGTTTGAAATTAAGATGCTTTAGCTTTAAGGTGGTCCTTCCGAATCCTACAGGACACCCACTCATTATAGTATGAATCATTCATCAGAGCGTGGCGGTTGAAAATCTCAAAAGTTTCCCAATAAGAACACTCACTACGACTTTTACAGAGGTGTAAAATCTCTCTAGTGTATTGATCTGCACCTTTTTCTTTTACTTCCTCTTGTAATTTCTTATTACTTCCCCAATAGTTTTCCCAATCAGAGGCGACACGAATTCTTTTCTTTTTACCTTTTACTTGTTTAGTTTTAGATTTAGTAAAGAATTTCTTGCCAATATACTTTCGGCCAGTTTTGTTGTGAGTGATGAGATAGACAAAGCCAAAGAACCCTTCGGTTTCTTCGGCTGTTATCTCATTGATGGTATTATGAAAGTACCAGGTCATTCATCATCATCAACTTCTTCATGTTCCGTAATATATTCTGCACAAAACGGACAATGGAGTGGATCAGTTTCAGTCTGATCCTCATCGTATTTAATCGTAAACTCAGAACCACAATTATCGCATATATGATGTAGATTTGTCATATTAACACCATGAAGATTTCTTTTCACCAAAATAAGGTCTTGCGTGGCCATTGGCGATTAGTAATTGCGATAAACGCTGACCATTAATAACCACATCACCAAGCACACGGCCGCCATATTTATCATGGTCTTTTAATTCAATCAATACTTGTTGGCCAGATTGATATGCACGATTCAATACATCTTTGGTAAATTGTGTGGCTCTCTGTGCAGCTTCATTTTCTTTTGGACATAATGCACGATGGCCTTTTTCTGGTGTATCAACGCCTAATACACGAATTGATAATTTCTTTGGTAATGGATCAGGCATAAATGGTACATTAAATTCTACGGTATCACCATCAATAACACGGGTGATTTGCCAATTATATGGATTGGCCATGGCGGTTGAACCCATCATAACAAGAATTGTAAATAATAGTTTTTTCATTTCTCTCCCTTACAAATTAAATTTTTATCACATTTTTCCATTGTGCCATCTTGTGTATTCATGCGTATAATAGTACCTTCTGAATCAATATTGAAGGTGTATTTGGCATTGTTTACCTGAGGCATCATTACTTGATAACCTAATAACAAAGTCATAATTAAAGTTAAACCAAACATTGTGAATTCTTTTTCTTATAATCTTCTATGGCCGCTTTGATTGCATCTTCAGCCAAAATTGAACAATGTATTTTGACTGGAGGGAGCGCCAGCTCTTCGGCGATTTGAGTATTCTTAATAGTTGATGCCTCATCAAGAGTTTTACCCTTGACCCATTCCGTGACAAGAGAACTGCTTGCAATTGCGGAGCCGCAGCCATATGTCTTAAACTTCGCATCAGTAATAATTCCTTCATCATTCACCTTTATCTGCAATTTCATTACATCGCCACAGGCTGGAGCACCAACCATACCTGTACCAATTTTCGTTAAATCTTCTGTTTTTGCAAAAGATCCTACATTTCTAGGATTTTCATAATGGTCTATTACTTGAGCTGAATATGCCATTTTTAAACTCCAAAAGATGAACCACAACCACACTTGGTTGTTACATTAGGATTTTCCATAACAAATTGTTCACCGCCTAATTCTTTTTTATATTTAACTGTTGTGCCTTGCAAATATTGTGATGACATACTATCAACTAATAATTTTATATCATCTTTCACATCAAAAACAAAATCATCTTCATTGATGGCATTGTCCCAAGTAAAACCATATTGAAAACCAGAACAACCGCCACCTTGAACAAATATGCGAAGGCCTTTTACTTCAGGATCATTTTCTTCTACATATAACTCTGCAATTTTGTTTATTGCTGTTTGATCTATTGTGATCATGCTGCTTTGCCCCATACATCTTCCCAATCACCAGACAATGCACCTTTTGCATAATCAGTTACACGATTCTCAAAGAAATTGCCGTGAATTGGACTGTTAATCATTTCTTCAACCCATGGTAGTGGGTTCTTTTTAACTTTAAAAATACCTTTCATACCAAGGCTAATTAGTCTACGATCAGCAATATATCGAATGTATTGTTTCACTTCATCTGATGTTAGATTTTGCATTGGTCCCATATCAAATGCAAGGTCAATGAATTTATCTTCTAATTCAACCATTTTACCTGCAATAGTATATATCTGACCTTTTAACTCATCATTCCAAATCTCTTTGTTTTCTTCAATATAGGTTCTAAACAACTTAATCATTGATTCTGTGTGCATGGTTTCATCAACAATTGACCATGTAACAATCTGTCCCATGCCTTTCATTTTACCATGTCGTGGAAAATTCAATAACATAATAAAAGAACTAAACAACTGCATACCTTCTGTAAATGCAGAGAATACGGCAATATGTTTGGCTGTGTTTTCTTTACTTGAATTTTGATTAGAAATATCTAGAATGTATTCGTGTTTTTGTTTCATTGCATCATATTCAAGAAACTGATTGTACATAGTTTCTGGCAAGCCAAGAGTTTCAATTAAGTGTGAATATGCAGCCACATGTAATGCTTCACGAGCCGCAAAGCCAAGAAGCATCATACGAACTTCTGGTTGTGCAAAATAAGGTAAATAGTTTTTAACATAGCCACCAGCAACATCTATATCGCCTTGTGTGAAGAATCGAAAAATGTGTGTAAGAAACTGTTTTTCTTCTTTTGTAAGTTTATTTTTCCAATCTTTTACATCTTCAAGCATAGGCACTTCTGTATGCAACCAATGAATCTGTTCATGTTTTAACCATGCTTCATATGCCCATGGATAATAAAAAGGTTTGAATGAATTTCTTTCTTCTGTTATGTTATGTTTTCTCTTTACCATACTTATTCTCTCTTATAAATTTTTTTGCGATTGATAACGATGACGAAACAACCATGTGCATATCCATGTAGGTATAAAGGCCGCATCGGCCAATGAATGTCACCTTATCATTTTGTATGTCTTTATATTTTTTGTATAACAATTTCGTATTTTCAGTCATCACGGGATAATACTTTTCACCTGTTTCTTTATAGTCGCATGGTTCTTCATATGTAACGGTACTGTAATTCATATTCTCACCATGCATTGGTATTTTTTTCCATTCTGTAACTCTTGTAAATCGACCATCATCTGTAAAATTTACTGTTGTACAAGGCAGTATTTCATCTATGGGTACTGTTATCGTATGAAAATGTATTGATCGATATGGCAATTCGCCATAGCAATAATCATAATATTCATCTATGGCCATCGAATTAAAGATATGATCATATTCATTTTCCATAGATTTATGATAATCACGATTTAAAAATACATTTACACCATCTAATATATTTTCAAACATTTTTGTGTAGCCTTCAACAGGCATATATTGATATTTGTCAGTAAAACAACGATTATCTGATGTATCTCTTGGTTTTACTCTATCAAATACATCTTTACTTATTTCATCGTAATATTGTCCCCACATTTTGCGTGAGTACGGTTCAAAAAATGTTTTAAAAACATCTTCTTTATTTACGACCAATAAAGTATTTCTATTTACTGGAAATGGTACAAATGCACCACTTTTTAATTTAGCTTTTATTTCGTGTTCATATGGTATCCAATCAGTAAATTTAGATAACCATTTAAATACTTCTTCATTGTTAGTATGAAACAAATGAGGGCCATACTTATGCACACGAATACCAAAATCATTTTCAAAATCGTAAGCATTACCTGCTATATGTGGCCGGCGATCAATCACATCTACATAAAATCCAGCATCATGTAATTCTCTGGCCACTACGGCGCCAGCATAACCTGCACCAACAACTAGTATGCGTTTTTGTTCCATAATTCTTGAAAATCGTTACAGAAAAATGAAATATCTTCTTTTGTACTTACATGTATTGCTAAAGTTTTCATGGGCATCAACATAGCTACATCAGGTTTTGTCCATACATTTGATAGACTGGTGCCTTCCCATTTACCATCTATCTCACCTATCTCCATCAATTTATTAAATTCTTCTTTATATTTTGTAATGACAGATTTCTTTATCATAAACGATTCGTGTGTGAACCATGTGGTACGATAGTATCTGTCTGGTCCTGGTGATACAATACATGGTCTGATGTAAGTATCATTAAATAAGTTTTTAGGATGAAAATATAATTGCACAAAATCTTGTGGAAATATGCCAATTTCTGTTTTCATATCAAATGATTGAAAGTAATACCATGCTTCAACCATCTTTCTTATCGAATCATTATAATGTAAATAATCATCCTCTACAATATAAACTAATTCATCTTCAGGTAAAGTATCAATGTAGTCATATGCCACTTTTACTGAATATCGTGACTTTTGTTTACCATTTAGACCTGTTTGATCCCTCTCAGGTAAAAAATTAAATGTTGCTGTTGGTGCAACTTCTTTTATTTTATCTTTAGTACATTCACTTGAATTATCATCTATGATATGTAATGAATATTTACCATATGATTCTAAAGAATTTACTAAAGAAATTAAACAACGAATAATACATTCATCTTTGGCCACTATTCTATCAGTCGCCAAAGAAACTCTATCGCATGTTCTTAATACAACATTAACCTTCACAAGCCAAACACACTTCTTCTGTCGCTAATTGTTTTAAATCAATCTCTTGTATTACTTCACGCTCAATTTTTTTAGCAACTTTATCAGCTTTGGCCAATTTTTCTGAACGACAATAATAAAGAGTTTTCAATCCTTGTTTCCATGCCTGAAAATGTACAGCATGTAAGTATTTTACATTAACATCTGGTCTAAAAAACAAATTGACAGACTGCGCTTGGTCAATGTAACTTTGTCTGTGAGCTGCATGGTCCACGACCCATCTTTGGTCAATTTCCATACTGGTTTTATACACATCTTTTGTCCACTCATCAAGAAACTCAAGGTGTTGAACGGACCCATCATTGGCGATGATAGACGACCAGATTTCGCTGTAATCAAGATTTTTGTCTGCATCACATTTCTCCTTGATGATTTTATCCAAATAACGGTTTTTGTTTAGAAAGGCACCACTTAATGTATCTTGTCGATATGCATTTGCTCTAAAAGGTTCAATACTTGGTGATGTATTGCCCATTATGATTGAAGAAGAAGCGTTAGGAGCAATGGCAAGCATATGACTAAACCTGCGACCAGTACCAACGGCATCGGGAGCCTCTCCCCGTTTGGCACCCAACGAAAGATTGGCAGCATCTAATTTCTCCTTAATATGTTTAAACATTTTATTGTTGGCACTTGTGGCCAAAGCAGATTCCCAAGCAATATTGTTTCGCTGCAAATAAGCATGGAACCCAAGAGCACCAATACCAATAGAACGCTCTCTGCTGGCACTATACTTTGCACGAGCGATAGAAGAAGGAGCATTGTCAATAAAGTACTGAAGAACATTATCAAGCATTTCAGCAACATCGTGCAAAAAGTTTGGATCGTTTTTCCATTCATCGTAATACTCCAAATTAACTGATGATAAACAACAGACAGCTGTACGCTCTTTATCTGTTGGTAAAATAATTTCACTACACAAATTACTTTGTTTAATTGATAGACCAAGTTTCTTTTGAAACTCTGGCATTAAACGATTACTTGTATCAATAAAATGCAAATAAGGTTCACCTGTTTGCATACGAATTTCTAATATACGCTGCCACAATTCACGAGCCGATACTGTATCACGAACCTCACCACTATGAGGATCTTTTAAATGCCATGTATCATCAGCATGTGGATCTAACATACATTTTTCAATTAGATGCATGAAATCATCTGTAACATTAATGCCATGATGCAAGTTCAAGCAACGCATATTCTGGTCGCCTGTTGGTTTCCTCATTTCTAAAAAAATGAGAATATCAGGATGACTAATATCAAGATAAGCAGCGTAAGAACCACGCCTAGTTCTGCCCTGCCTGTAAGCGAGAGAAGAAGCATCATAGGTACGCAAATGAGGCATAACACCAACCGACTTATCATCAGCAGAGCGAATTCCAATTCCAATTCCAACCCCTCCTCCTAGCATTGAGAGCCAATTTACTTCCGCCAGACAATCGACAAGGCCTTCTGCGGAATCATCAAGATACGGGAGAAAACATGAAATAGGCAGACCACGCTTAGAGCGGCCAAAAGATAAAATGGGAGTAGAATAAGAAAGCCAATGTCGAGAAGAATACTCATAAAGCCTTTGCGAGTGTGCAGCATTCGTCCCAAAATGTTTAGATACATATGCAAACCTTTCTTGTGGTGAGTTTTCATCCTCACGCATATAACTCTCTTTTAATCTTTTGATACCTAATTCATCAAACAATGAATCTCTAGTGAAATCTACGGTGATGCCGTGAACAATATCAGACATGCAATACTCCAGTTATTATTATTTTGTTACGAATTCATTTGCCATGGGGAATACCGTGGCAATTATTTCTGCACATTTCTGTGCTATTTCTATATGTTCTTTTTGTGTGCCATTCGCTGAGCGAAGTTGTATGTAGTGTATCCATGATCTTAATGTGCCATTCATGTATAATCTCGAAATTGTAAGTCCTTCAGGCAATACAGCACGAGCTTGTTCTTTTGCTATACCATTATCTATGGCCCATTGATATGCAGTTTTTGCTTCACTTAATACACGATTCTGCATAATTCTCCATGAGTATTTTAATAATTCATCATCTGTTTCAACGGAGTTTTGACGATTCTTTTCATCTTGTAATCTTGCATCCCTTAAAACAAAATCTAAATCTTTAGTTGGGTCGGCGTAACGCTGAGAAAACTCTTGAAAACTAAATGAACGGTGACGAAGCATTTGTCTTGCAATATCTCTTGTGGTTTCTATTTCTAAACACATGTTCACCATTTCAAGTGGTGACCAATGCTGATGCTTAATAAGATAACGAATTAATTTCTCACTAGTTTCTTTGTTGGCTTGGTTGCTAGGATTTGATACTCTCGCACAAAAAGCAACCAATTCTGTTGTGTTCTCAGCGAAATGCATCGCTGGTTGTGTATAACTAATCAATTCAACTTTCATACTTTTTTCCAAAATGTAAACTTGGCTTGTGCCTCAAGACCTTTGAAGGAGTTACTACTTATAATACTTTGTATTTCTGTTTTTGTTTTTCCATTCATGATCATTTCATTTATATCTTTACCAATCAAATTATCTGGCCAAATTACTACAAAATGATCTAATTTGATTGCATTTTGCATCAATTTCATCACTTCTTTATTTCTTGGTTCATTGTCAAATATTAAAATCTTTTTACCTACTGAAATACTTTTTGCTGCAAGTGTAAGATTGGCATCACCGGAGGCAACACAATTATCAATAAACAATGAATCAAGTGGTCCTTCGACAATATAAACATCTTTTGATCGATTGACACGATCCATGCCAAATATCAATTTATCAGTAGATTCTTTTGTTCTTATAGTAACATATCTTAATGTTTTGTCACTCGTTACTAATGCACGGCCAGATACAGCAATCAATTCATTATACGCATCATAAAAAGGAATTACAAGTCGTGCATCATCAAGTAATTGTTTTCCGTGATTTGGTATGAGTGCATCAACAAATTGTTTATAATTTTGTGTAAATAACAATCTTTCATAATGTGATTTATCTATTTTTCTGTGCTTTAGATAATCAAGACAAAAGTGGCCTTCTGGCAGTTTATCACACCATTCTGCGTGTTCAAATGTTTTTGCCTTTTCAAGTTTATCGAACCTTGTTGGTGTAATGTTAAGAATTGTGTTTGCAAGTTTTGAATTATTGGTCTTACCCGATGTGTATCGTTCAAGAGAATACTCTTTGTACAAACTTTCATCTACATGCTTTATAAAATTACCAAGACTTAAACCTGCACCACAATTATGGCAGGTGTAAAACAAATCATTTAATTTACGATAAACATAACCACGAGCCTTTGTTTTATTTTTCTTACTGTCACCACAAATTGGACAGGAGAAATTCCAAAGGTAATCATTCTTCTGCTTGAAATTACGCAGACGAAATGACATTAGACGGACATATTTAGAATCAACTGATAACATAATAAAGAGTATAACAAAAAACTACAACAAAAACAAGTCTATTTGAAAAGTGTACCTAAAACACCTAGATTGACATTACCGATAACCCAACCAAGTGCGATGGCTGCACCGAGGATCATCCATTTATACTTATCGATTTCTTTTAAAGTATCGCTAATTTTATTGCCATTATCTTCCTGTTTATGGCGAATAAGATCGGCACGAATATTGTCAAGTCTTTCGGTAATTCTAACCTCCACTTGATCAATTCGTTCATGTATTTCACGGCTAACTGTAGTAATGCGTGAATGTAATTCTTTTATATCTTCTTGCAAATTATCTTCCGATTTTTCGTGTTGTTCGTGGCGTTGTTCGTGAATGGTTAACATACGAATCATGTTATCATTCATTTCTTGAATCTTTTCTATAGATTCAGATAGTTTCTCGCATACCCTATCAGTTTGTTGAACATCTTTTTCCAACAAACCAACTTTTAATTCGAGAGCATGCATTTTTTCTTCTTCAGGATACATCTTTGTTACACCTTATTGCGGCAATTTGATCGATGAGTGTTTTTAATTCTACCATTCCTTGTTCAATCTTTTCAAGTGCCATTTTAACTTCAATTCTCTCTTGGTGTATATGTTCAATGTATTCTGTTACTGGTTTTGAAATTGTTGGTGGTTGAATTGTGGGATAAGACACAGGATTTATTTTCATAGTTTTGGTGCCTCGCTCTTTTTTGCAAATTTTTCGGATGCAGTAACTCCAAGGCCGGCGATGGCAATATACATCATACCCTCAAACACGTTTGGATCTACCTTTAAATCCCAAATTAAATCTGCAACAAAGGCGATAGCACACAAAATAAATGCGGCGATTGTTACTGCTCTTTTACTGCTGATAAGATCATCTGTACCATCAGATAACATGCTGTGAAACCAATTCACGCCAAAGCACTCACAATTGAAATAGCAGTTGTA